GTACATATCGCGATACCAACAGATGCACAATGATTCAAAACTGTGGTTAACACAGTGCCTGAACCTTCAAACACACCTGGTGGTTTTATAGAAAAATTTTTTGATGAATCCTCACTCACATTGAATCGCAACGGCTGGCAACATTGTTCTAACAACAATGGAGCAGTTGCGCTATCAATGGAATTCAACATGCTTATGACAGTATAAAAAATTGGGACCCCGTTAGATGAATCACAGGATGAAATATCAACATTGTAACCAAATCTAACCCCATTTATACAACCAGCATAACATGAATCATCTGAATAAAAAGCTACACATAAATAATTGTCTGATCGCATTGTAGCGCTTATCAATTCATTAAACAATAATTCTAATTCTGTTGTCTTCGGTAACGTATAAGCTATCAAGCATACCGGGAGAGAACCCACATTGAACATATACCACCCGTTCATGTGTTTCTTAGCAACATCCGGCAACCCAGGTGCAAGACAACATCCAACACCATAAGATGTAAACAACCTTGGCATTTTGGCTTCAACCCCACTGCTTTTGGCTATCTCATCTTTTACGCTAATAATAACTTTATCTCTAACATTAGTCTCTAAAATAGTACCTTGAACCATTCGTTGCCTCTCTAATTTTTTAGGACTTGGTAACTCAGACCATTCCGTCCTAACCAACAAGGGCATTTTCAATGATTGCCAATAAGTATAAACATTATATTTAACAACATTCAGTGTATTATACGTAATATCCAGCAAGGCTTCACCTATTGTGTTACGCATTTTAATACTCCAATTGTAATAAAAATCAGTTAATGGCTTATATAAGGCACATATATCGCATATTTCGAAATACGTATACCTGGGTACAGTTTGCAATGTAGGATAAGTCGTGATTGAATAACAATAATCCCAGTCTAACAAACTGGTGTTATGTAACTCACGATCAATTTTAATGATGGACACTCCCATAGTCTTCATCAAACCTACCATATGAGGGAACGCATTCAATAAGGCAATCGCTAATCTAAACTGATTTAACTGATAACTATCCTCATTCTCCCGTGCTTTAAAGATACGCTGCATGGCCCAATATTGATTCCATGTTGTATTAGCATACCTTACACCTCTTACTAAACTGCACCATTGGTGTGTTGCTCGACCTACAGACACAACATCTGCAGGAATGGAAGTATATTTCAACTCCACCGGTGGTTCACCAAACCACTCGTTTTTTGTTAACAATCTAGCGCCTTGCTTTGTTATTATTTGAGTTCCATATTTTATCTCGTAAGGTGCAGGTGTTTTATCCAATGGCAAATCAACACAAGTATGTACTTGTACGCACTCGGTGCGTACCACTAAACTGGTCAATTTGGTGATAACACCTGGTAACTGTAAATTGCTTTGGGATCTTGTAGATCCGTTGGCTTTTTTCACTCCTACTCGATAATATGCTTCAGTGTAATCACATATACTAGAAAACTCATCAATAAATTCTTGAGACAAGGGATGCTTGATTTTATTTTTAAAGGCGCTTACCACATTTTTAATGGCTTGCAAATGAGACGTTTGAATACTAGTATCTTCTCTGTGTGCTTTAAACAAGTGTGTTAACTCTTTGTATAAAGGCACAAAGATCAAATTTGATCTTGTATCCATGTAGCCAACGTCTCTGAAGGATTGTGGTAAACTTCTATTAACAAATGCAGATGCAGCTAACATTGTTCTACCCTTAGTTTCACATGAAATATAGTAACCCATATTATCTTGGATTACATTCTCAATGGGTGAATCACTCTCAACAACACAGTAATTGAATACGGGGTCATAACGTGATAAAACTGGATTTTTAATGTCAGAACAATCCATGAATACAAATTCATTGGATATACAATCCACAACTATATTAACTATTTTATCTAATTTGGGTTCAGGTAAACCTGAGGACCCAACTGATAAATTACTATTTTCGGCTTTCTTCTTCCTTCTTTTTGCGTTCTTTGCATTTACAGATTCCTGTGATTCAACAACGGATGGAGCATTACTCTCATCCCTGTTTCCTAATTTCATGGCTATGATTTCAGGAGTACATCTACTAGAACTTGCATCTGCAGCTAACTTATTTTTCAGTGCTTGTTTGGCAATCTCTAATACGTTAGACTTTGTCTTTCTAGATACAAACGGATTTGACAAATCCGCAGGGCCTTTGGGAAGTGAAGGCTCAGACATGGAATGGTGGTCGGGAAAAGGAAA